CGTATTTATTATCAGCGGTGTAATCCGCCATTGGAACTATGACAACAACACCAAACTGGCAGAAACACAGCAAAAAACTGCCCAAGTACAAGAAGAAGCCACGCATGGTACAAGCTGCAAAGAAGCGTACCAAGATGCTAATTAAAAAACTCACCCACTCACAATCATGACCCTTTACCGCTACTATTGTGCCGACACTGACTGCGGCAAACACTTCTGCCTGATGGCAGCAGATGACATGGAAGCAGCCTATCGTGCTGACTCTATGGCAAAGGAGTGGTATAACACCACCCTCAAGGACGTATACCTTGACAAACACGCAAATCCTAACAGGAGATACAGACCCTATGACAAAGAAATACTTTCCCAACAACTACAATAAGATTGCCAAGTGCCCTGCCGAATGGTTTGAGCCTATGGAGTATGATTTGTTCATGGACTGGAAGATGAACGGATGGGACATCATGGAATCACATGATTGCATTATTCGTACACGCAACTGTAAAACAGGTAAGGTCAAAGAATACTCGTATCAGATACCAAAACACGCTAAGAACAGACTTAAGAAGATCATTAAAGATCAAGAAGAAGAACTAATTTTGTGTACTCATGATACAATACAACACCTAAAACCAGAGAAGTACATTACAGAAAATGACAAAAAGAATTTCTATTCCGAGTGATGACGTCTACACTTATGAAAAACAGGCGTTAGATATGCTAAAACCAAGCCACCCTCATTATAGTGAGGTTTATGAACACCTATACGATCAAGTAAGAGACCAGTTAAATGACATATGTTACACCAGAGCAGATAGACCAGCAGATACAGCTGGAGAGGACACAGATTTCTCAGGGGCTGAAGCGTCTTAGAGATCAAACACTCAAGTTAGAACAACAGAACTATTCATCTGCTAGTATATATGGTATTGCTTCGATAGAAACTTTGTTACCACTTGTAGTAAACAAGATCATTACAACAAATACAAAGATACACCAAGGTAAGTATGGTGCAGCATTTAAAGATATAAATATATACTTGGCAACAATCGAACCTCTTGCTGCTGCTGCTATTGCATGTAAGATTACATTTGACAAGGTGTTTGGTTACAAGGAAGGTTGTAACATTGCAACAAATGTATGCGAAGCTATTGGTAGAGCTATCGAAGATGAATGTAACATGCGACACTACGAAGAGAACGCACCCGCATTGCTCAAGACATTAAAGATAACTATTGGCACAGAGCTATAGGTACACATCAGAAACTCACTGTTATCAAGACGTTGATGAACAGATATGGAGTCTCACCATGGACACCGTGGAGTAGAAGTATACGTATCAAGCTAGGAGCATGGTTACTTGACTGTATCATGCAAGCAAGTGGTTGGTTTTACAAGCAAAGACTACGTACAGGTCGTAAGACTACTGTGTTTATTGCACCTACCGCAGAGTTCATGGACATCAAAGATCAGGTCATGGCAAATGCAGAAATATTTAGCCCATTAGCGTGGCCTATGTTGATACCTCCAAAAGACTGGTCTAACGAGTCAGCAGGCGGCTACATGCTCAATGAATTGATGCAAGGTCACGATTTAGTCAGACGTGGCGATCCCTCCCGTATACAGGGAGAAATACCCATAGCTTTTCTCAACAAAATACAACAGGTAAAATATAGGTTAAACCCTTTCATAGTCAATGTCGCTATGCTGTTAGAAGACAGGGGTATAAGTGTAGGAAAGTTTCTCCCAATCATAAATTACGAGCTGCCACCAAAGCCATACGACATAGCAGAAAACAAAGAATCCCGTAAGAGGTATCGTAGGGAAGCGGCAGAAGTAATGAATAAGCGAGCAGCAGAGTTCAAGAGATCCTGTCGCACACGCATGACCATGGAAGCGGTACGTCGTTACAAGGATATAAACTTCTATATACCTTGGTCGTTCGACTACCGTGGTCGTGCCTACCCTATCCCTGCTTTTCTTACACCACAAGATACAGACTTTGGAAAAAGTTTGCTACAGTTTGCTAATGAAGCAGAGTTAGTGTCTGAGAAGTGGTTAGCTTTCCAAGTAGCTACCAGTTATGGTCTTGATAAAGCTACTATGGATGAGAGACTTGAATGGACTAGAACTAATGTCTCACTTGTCTCAGCTGTTGCGACTAACCCTATTGCATTTATTGCAGAATGGGAAGGAGCAGAAGAACCATGGCAGTTTCTTGCTGCCTGTGATGAGTACTATCATTGTTGTATTAAACTAGATAGAAAGACTACATCACTACCCGTGGCAACCGACGCTACATGCTCAGGCTTGCAGATACTTGCTGGTCTGGCTCGGGATAAGTCCACAGCTACACTGGTCAACGTCGTCCCCTCTGATAAACCACAAGATGCGTACGCTAAAGTGGCAGAGACAGCACTAAGCTTAGGGATTCCAACCAGTGTACACCCTGTATGGGATAGAAAGTGTGTCAAACGTACTGTTATGACTATACCATACAACGCTAAACCATTCTCAAATAGGTCTTACATCAAGGAAGCACTACAAGAGAAAGGTATAGAGGTCGATAAAGATGACCTCACCACCATTGTCAAAGCTGTACGTGAAGCCATGCACATGATCGTGCCCGGGCCGATGTCAGTTATGAAATGGATCGAGACAGAGGTGTCTAAGTCTATCAAGCGTGGAGCAGACTACGTGGAATGGACAACACCATCAGGCTTCGTTGTCAAGCAACGGATTATGAAGAAGAAAGTAGAACGTCTAGACCTACAACTTCTCGGCAGATGTCAACTTAGTGTTGCTACAGATGAGACAAAAGACGTCGATCTCAGTAGGCACAAGGCAGCCACTGCACCCAACCTGATACATAGTCTCGACGCATCTCTCTTACACCTAGCTGTGCGTAGTTTTGATGAACCAATCGCACTAATCCATGACAGTGTGTTAAGCAGATGTTGCGATATGGATAAATTATCTGCTATAATAAGGGAAACGTACATGCTTCTTTTTGCAGAGCATGACTATCTCAATGACTTTGCTTCTCAGATTGAAGCAGAGACAGAACCGCCTATCATTGGCGACTTACAACCCGAAACGGTTATAGAATCCACTTATTTTTTCTGTTAACTATGACAATAGACATTTACAAGCAGGCTTTCTACTCACCTAATTCCTTTTTCAGTAGCTTCTTTGCACCAACAGAGATCTACGTCGTGGCGAAAGAGGACATAGAGAAAGCTAAACACGAACAATACCACGCACAACTTAAAGCAATCAACGAAAGGATTGACTACTTAACAACTCAAAAGGCTGACATCCAGTCTAAGATAGATACATACCACAAGGAGAACAAAACTGATGCCTAAAAACGTCCACGTGACTGACGAAATTAAACTAGAAGGCTTCCAAGCCATACTTGAACCGGGTAAGTTCGGTTACTCTTTATCAGCTGTCGTTGATGAAGGAGTGATTGACGCACTCGAGACAGAGAGACAAGCACTGCTCGGATGGGCAGAGTCTAAGCTCAAGAATCCAAAGAGAGCCACCTTAAAACCTACACCATGGGAGGAGGTAGCAGATGGAAAATATAAAATTAAGTTCTCATGGGGAGAAGACAAAAGACCCGGTGTCGTTGACACAGAGGGCACACCCATCACTGATGCAAAGACACCACTATATGGTGGATCAACAGTTAAGCTTGGTTTCTTTCAGAAGCCATACATCCTCAGAGATGGCGTTACCTACGGAAGTAGCCTTAAGCTGCTTGGCGTACAAGTTGTTGCTGTAGGCGAGGGTGCTGCTGTAGACACAGATAGCATGGACGATGAACAGGTTGCCGATATGTTCGGTAAGACTGAAGGCTTCGTCGCCGCAGCCACAGGTAGAAACCCAGAGACTAAGGTAATAGATAGCTTAGATGAGCAAGAAGAAGAAGACTTTTAGGTCTAAGCTCGAAGAGAGTGTCGCAGATATTCTGGATAAGGTAGGTGCTAAGTATGAGTATGAGACCCACAAGGTTGCTTATACCATACAGCACCACTACAATCCTGACTTTGTCCTAGTCAATGGTGTAATGCTAGAGACTAAGGGCTACTGGGACGCAGAAGATAGACGCAAGATCAAGGCGGTCATGCGAGACAATCCCGACATTGATTTGCGTATGGTATTTCAAGCTCCATTCAATAAGATAAGCAAGAAATCCAAAACAACCTATGCCCAATGGTGTGAGAAGCATGGCATCAAGTGGGCAAGTGCACACGCAATCCCCATAGATTGGTTAATATGAACGAAGAAAGCGAATTTGTGGCACACGAACCCTGTAATAATTGTGGCTCGTCAGATGCTAACTCAGTTTACTCTGATGGTCACAAGTTTTGCTTTTCGTGCCACACGTACACCCCTGCGGAAGGGGACACACCTACATACAAGATGAATAATGA